AATCCTGAAATGCTTATGACTGAATATTTAAAACTTTGAGAAATTATATCAGGAATAAATCCTGCAAATAAAAGTGAAATCGGAATATACAATACAAGAATATTTATATATCCAAACAAATCAGGAATTTTTTGACTAGCATATGCACCTACACCACCAACCACTATACCAATTTAAAGCATTGGACCAATTATATCCCATAAATCCATACTATTACTTATTTCTCAGATACAAAATACTGCTAGATTACAAATGAGTATTTATAGCTCGTCGACTTCGTGGGATCCACAATGCTCAAATCCCAATCAAAGTCCTATAAATTTGTCACAATCATTTGCTAAACCATGTGATCTATTATGCGAACTTGTCATGGATGATGTCATGATTCCTCAGGCAAATGTAGTTGTAAGTAATGAGGGACTTATTATGGACAGTGAAGCTGGATTGGGATCGTGTAAGTTTAACGGAGAAGGCTACACATGTACAAAAATACTTGTAAACCACCCCAGCCATCACACAATTGAAAACATTCAGGCAGATGCAGAAGTAATTGCCATATTTACAAATCCTACTGGGAAGTACCTATGTGTAAGCGCACTCGTTCGAGCTAATCCGTCGCAGAGTCCGTCTACTCATTTTTTTAATTCATTTGTCGGATACGCCGATGCAACAAAGGAATATACAACTGTAAATTTGGGTGAAAATTGGGGTCTTCATATGATGGTCCCGTCACCTGGTTCTTACTATGTATACGATGGTACTATGGTTGTCCCCAACTGTATGCCTGCGAAGTGGGTTGTCTTCAAGGCAATGATTAACATTGATCCGAATGATTTTGCAAATTTAGTTCGCACCAACCAGCCTGGTTCACGCCCTATACAATCTCTAGGCGATCGTCAAGTGTATTTTAATGATGTTGAACAGCTTCCCGGAGGACCCATGCCTCACGATAATAAAACATACATGCGATGCAAACGTTTAGGAAAGAAGGGAGATGACGTAAAACCGGTAACAGCTGCCGGAGTGAAGGATGAATACAACAAAAACAAAAAGGGTTGGCTTTCCGGTATAACAAAGTTCACATCTGATCAGATTAGCAACAATGGTATGATAGGAATTCTAGATCTTGTTTTGTTTATTCTTGCATTAGTTCTTGGCGTTTACTTGGCATATAATGAAAGAAATAAAGATTATTTAGTAGCTCCTGTTTTACTTGCACAATCACTTGCAGGATACATACGAACAAAAATATTAGGTCTCTTTATGAAACCATTGCCAGAAGTCTAGCGACGATCTTCCCAACACGTTTCATGTTCAGCAGGAGCATCGTCTTTCCAAACACCATCCTCTTCAGGAGTAGGTGGACGATTAACAACCTCTTCAAAGGTCTTCTTTCGGCGCACTTTGCGCGTATCTACTAGTGTCCACCCAGAATCATCTAGATCAGAAGGAGCAGCCTGTTTCGGCTTCTCTTCTTCCTCTTCCTCTTCTACATAACGATGCTTATTAGCAAATACTGGAAGTTTAAAAGTCTTTGGTACAGGAACACTTGGTGCCTTTGTAATCTGTGACTTTGCAAATTCCTGTTGCATTTTCTCCTCTTCGATATGCTTATCAGCTTCAGACTTCCAATCTGATGCAAGCTCCGAAAATTTCTTTTCCCATACAACTACTCTAGAAGAACCGATAGCACGACTTAGCGGTGGAAAATTCTGTTCAGTCTTTTCCATGCCTTTTGCAATTTCTACTTCTTGCTGCTTCTTTACAAGCTCAGCAGCCTCCTGATCTTTCTTCCATTGAGGAATCCACTTATGAGACATTTTGATTACTATTTAATACATATTAGCTAAGTTAAATCCATTTTCAACTAATTGAAAACGAACAGTTAACTACACAAGTTGTGTTTACCAAGAATGGTATACGCAACTGTTATTACTACAGATGGTACTATCGGAGAAGTTCAAATCCCTGCTAAAACAGCAGATGTACTTGAATGGATTCGAAAGAAATATAAGCGCGCCGGTATGCAATTTCAGGGAAAACTACAACATCCATCTAAAGAAACAATTCAACTTTATCTATTTGCCTGCATTGCATCAGAAGAGGATGAAATCAATCAACATATGCTTCCATCACCATTTGATGAAGAAGAATACGCTGGAAGTATTGTTGTACTTCTAGCAGAAGATAATGAAGATGAAAATCATAAACCAAACGCAACTGATTACATGAATCTTCGGTCTCACGAGTATGAATCAATTTATGCTGAATTTGATTTTGAAAAGGAAGATGATGAAGGTAGTTATTTTGAAAAGGATGAAGAGGATGAAAATGTTCCGGATGACGATGAGCCGTATGTAGAAGAGGATGTAACAACACAGCGTCAGGCATATGTTGTTCAACCAATTCAGACACAATCAAAAAACGTGTTTGTAGACACTGCAATTCGTGATAAAGTTATTGAGAACTTTGTAGAACTTATTGAAAATAATGAACTTGCAAAACAGCTTGAAGAATCAATTCTTCATCTAGTTAGTGATGAATGTATTCGAACTGGTATCGAGATCGACTGGGGTAATCGTATTTTCTGGAACATGTATAGGAGCCGTGCAATCTCATTTTATGAGAACTTGAAGGGAACGAATAGCTATGTTCAAAATAAGGAAACTTGGCTAGAAAAACTAAAGTCCGGCGAAATTAATCCCAAACAGTTTGTAGATCTTGGAGCAGTTGATCTATGTCCAGCTAGATGGAAATCAGCTATTGAGAAGATCATTGAAACTGAGAAGAAGCTGTACGCAAAGAATGAGAATGCATGTATCTTCATGTGGTGTTCTGGTTGCAAGAAGAAGGCAAAGTGCGATTACTATCAGATGCAGACACGATCAGCTGATGAACCTATGACTACATTCGTAACTTGTTTGGAATGCGATAAGCACTGGAAGTTTTAAGGTGCCTTTGATTCTATTTTAACAGCAACTGATTGAGGTGATACTACAGGGGGGAGACCACGAAGCATCGACGGAGGTGAATCTAATCTAAACGGAGACGCATTAGCTACTTCATCTACATATACATGGATTTTTGATAAGCCGTTTGCTTCTTCGGGTTTTGAGACATCTGTGTATTTGGAGAACTTTGTCTTAAACTCTTCCATGATTTCATTCGGAACTAGAGGACTGATTTCTGCTAGACGATCATATTGATCCTTAACATACTTTAATAGATCGTGAGGGCTCATACGCTCATCACGAGGTAGAGCCATTTCAATCATAATAAAACGATATAGACGGGCATAGTGAATTGAAGAAATACGGTGACCCTCTGCACGCTTCGCCCAATTAAAATATGAACCAACTGTATTTAGAATAGATACGGTGAGTGATGCGACACCAATGATTGTCGAAGCAAGACCCTGATTACCTACGAATAAACTAGGCGCACCAACGGATGCAAATCCAGTAACACTGGATAAAATGATGACCGGAAGATCAAGATAGGTCTTTTTGCCGCTATAAACATCCTCAGAACGTTTATGAACCCATGCAAGACAACTCGCCTTCTCGCCTGTTTGTGCAAAGTACTCTTCTAAACGATTGGTCCAGTGGATATTCGTTGCTATTTCTTGGCTTTCACCTTCACCTCCTCCCATTTATAACTATGTCAATTATTTAACGCGCTGTTAAATTTAAAGTATATTAAATAATGGACTGGGTGTATGAGACTCCCCCACATAGTAAGGGTGAATTAGAAGTCCAAGCATTTATCGAACAAAAAACAAAAAACAAAAAAATTGCAGAGAAGGCTACTAAAATATTAAGTCTTCGTAAGTTCTTATACACACGCAAATTCAAATCTCCAAAAGATTTACAAGATTCTGTTTTTTATGATAAAGAAAAAACACACCCCGTGTTTGATGAAAAAACCGCAAAGAAGATTTATGAAACAGTGAAACAAAAAGGTGGCGGTGAACATGATCTCACTGACAGAGCTGTCCGTTCGGGTCTTACATACGTAGAAAGCTATCTTCCAGAAGTAGTACAGAATTTTACAAATAACATCTATAGTTACGCAACAGTTCTTAAGTGGTTAAAGAAAACACCTGCTGCGGGTCCATTTTTAGATCTTGGATTAAGTGCATTTCATAGTGGCACGAATACAGCCATTGTTACAACAAATACAGCAGCTTCAGAAATAGCGGGCCCTCTTGGTGTAGCTGTTGTGTCAATTCCAGTATTACTTGCAGCGGCTACATCAGCAGCTACCCATGTAAGTGAGGATAACCTTGGAGATGCCGTTCATACAATGTTGTTAGGTGTTCCGTTTGTTGGTATTCCATCTCAGCGAGCATTATCTGAGGCCGAAAAGATGGTTAATAAAGCATCTGAACGAAAAGATGATATTGCAAATATACCGCTTATTGGATCAATTGCATCTTACATACCCGATAAACGAGGTGGAAAACGGTTTTCAACTCGCAGACATAAAGTATACAAATGGAAGAAGACGCGGCGAACAAAGTCCGCGAAGTTCTAAAGGAATGGATCGGTCTTGATGATCAAGAACGTAAACTAAAGCAGCAGATCCGCGAACTTCACCAAAAAAAGAAAGAACATTCGAATAGCATTCTTTCATTTATGCGTGATAATGAAGTTGATACATTTGCACTTGAAGGTAATGGTCTTGGAAACATTAGTCGATCTGTACGAACTTCACGCCCTCCTCTAAAGCGTACCGCAATTCGCACTCAACTACTTCTTCAGTTTGCAGATCAGCCGCAGCGTGTTGCAGAAGCTCTTCGTGCAATTGAAGGAATTCAGGAAGGTGATGATATGTCCGTTGGTGGAACTCAGCGTGAATTGCTTGTACGCCGTATTCCCAAGGATAAGAATGTTGTAAATCTAACTCAAACGTGAAAGTGCATCTTTTGCTGCTAATTGTTCTGCTTGTTTTTTGGTAGGAGCCGTTCCAATACCAAGATGGCAATGTTGTTTATCAAGTGCAGCGACTGTATATGAATTCAATGCAGATGACAAAACAGTATATGTTGGCGTATGATGAAATTTTGCTTGATATGCTTTTTGAAGCTGTTCTTTAAAATTTCGGTTGTTTCTCAGTATTTCCGGAATATCAATATATGTTTCAATAATCGCAACAACAAATGTTGATACAATTTGAAAGTTTTTCTTAGAGTCTAACCACAGGGCTCCAAGAAAGGCTTCGAAAATGTCACTTAGCTTACTCGTATTAAGTCTTCCTTTGCAATTATCTTCATTGTGTCTTGAAATAATATAGAACTTATCTAGACCGATTTTTTGACTTAATTGTCCCAACATTTCGTTGCAGACAATTTCCTTTTTCAAATCAGTTAGGAATCCTTCATTCTCGTGAGGAAATCGTGTAAACAAGTATGTTGACACAGTTGCCCCTAGAATTGTATCACCGAGATGTTCAAGACGTTCATATGATTCTTCGAATAGCCCTAAACAGCCAGAAGGACAATCTGCGAGTTGTGTATCTTCACCAGTAGGAGTCGTATACTTGTCTCGTTTTACATAGGATGAATGAACCATTGCAGTTTGAAAGAGTTCTTGTTTTTGAACATTAAACGGTGTGTTATGTTTTGAAAGAATGAATTCAATATCTTTTTTTGTAAATAATTGATTCTTTGAGTTGTAAGGGTTATACATCATCTTTAGTGTTTTCTTTGTTTATGTTTTCGTTGGGTTCGTTTTCTACGACCACCTGAAGTGGAAAATGCAGCTTGAACAGCACCGTTCAGCTTGTTCCAGTTAACAAAAAATAGTTTAGCTTCATCCGGATTACTCTTTCGTAAGTCGGATATTGTCTTTATAAGTGTTTCTTCAAGCTGAGGTTCGGTTTTTTCGATTAGCTTTGGGATTTGCGCTTGCAAACTATTTGTAATACTTCCAAGAATACTGGACGCCATTTATTATATATACTTATTCATTCTCGTTTACAACAGTTCGAGTAATAGCAAATTCATCTGCAAGTAGTGAGGTTTTCTTATTTGTTACAACATACATGTAACAATCGTGTGAATTAGAATTCTTAGTAGAGTCAAAATATGAATCTAGAAGAGATTTTAGTTCTTTTTGAGAAAGAGACCATGGTTTATTCCATGTTTGCGGACGTTGAATTTTAATAGTTGAACCATCATCTTCAATCTTTAGTTTGTTAAACTCTCTGAAAGCATCTTGTTTTAGAATATCGATCATTCGTACTTCAACATTTTTACGTGCTTCACGAAGTTCAAACACACGAGAATTTAGTCCACGCAGTTCATCATCGTATGACTTATAGTTACGTGTTAGCTGACGAAGAGCATTTATTTGATCCTGCATTTTGGAATATTTTTATCCTCAGAACTTAAATCCGTTTTGAAGATAAGGATGTCATTTGACAAGGATGAAATTGAAAACTTACGTAAAGTCTACAACGACGAACATCCGAAACAAAAACCAGTACCAGAAGGTGATGTCGCTACTGTCTGGGCTACTTTGAAAGACAGGTTACATGAACAGTGTAAAACAGGGCACGCAGAATGTATTCTTGCATCCATGCTATCAAAATCTAAAGCACCATCTTCATGGGCAGTGAATCCGGAAGAATGGCTATCTTCAGATGATATTGATCATGTTGAAAAGCAATATATGAAGGTATTTTCTAAATATCATTATGTTGGTAGTTTTCCGATTGATTTTGATAAGCGTTCTAAGACAGGAACATGTTTAGTTAGTTCACTTTGTTCAATGGATATTAAATCACTTTATGATTCTGGTTATAGACAAATTGGAATTGTTTTTAATACAGATGTTAGTACTGGACCTGGTGAGCATTGGATAGCTTTATTTTGTGATATTAATCCCGAACTAGAGTTTCCCCGTGTTACATATTTTGATTCATATGCACATGCACCTGAACCTCAAATTCAAAAGTTAATGAAACGATGGAAAAAACAGTGGGATGCTACAGGAATTCATTCTTCTCCCATGCAAATGACATACAATAAAACAGAACACCAATACGAAGATTCGGAATGCGGTATGTATTGCTTATATTTTCATTATTGTTGTTTAGCACAAGTTCCAATGGAACAACGTGTTCCCGATAAAGTTGTACGGGGAATACGTGGGAGGTTATTTAGTGTTAGTAAGAAGTAATGGATATACAAGTTCCCGAACAAGGATCTTCACTATGGTATGCAGTATATGCAGTTATTATACTGGTCATTCTTTGGGCAGGTTCTAGTTTATACTCTGCTGTTCAGCCTTCACGCTCAAAGGCTCTAGAGTCAGCTGGTCCTATTTTTAAAGCATATGAATCGGTTACAAAATTATCACCATTAGGGTGTCCAACAACACCTGCTAATATGAGATTATGCGACTATTATATTGCTTCATCTTCTTATTCAATTTTTCCTGGAGCTAAAATTTATGATTATGTGTCTGATTCCATTCTTCCATTGGTTATTAAAGCCGGTCCTCGTTTAGTTGAATTAGACATTTATGATGATGGAAATGGTAAACCTGTTGTTGGTTTGAAAAATCAGAAGTTGGGAACAGATTACGCATACAACACAGTTTCGTTTGAAGCATGTTGTGTAAGCATTATAAATACAGCATTTAACAGTATAACATCCCCTGTATCAACTGACCCATTTATGTTAAGTTTGGTTTTCCATACCGATAAAACAAATGTAATCAACTCGTGTGCCGAAATACTAAAGACAACTTGCAGGTCACATACATTAGATTCTACCTACAGTTATCAGCGCAAAAACTTAGCAGTTGAACCCATTTGTAATTTGCAAAGTAAGCTAATCATTATCAGTGGTGGAAATGTGAAAGGAACATTGATGGA